TAAATGATTTAACAAATCTAAATGATTTAATAAATCTAAATGATTTAATAAATTAATTTTATATATATTTTCGAATTATTTCTAAAATTTTGTTTTAATATTCTTATACATTTAATCATTCAGAAAAAATTAAATCATTTAAAATTGTTTAAATGATTTAATTTTTAATTAATTATAAAATTTTAGATTTTTTATATATTCAATTTTCATTTCTTATAATTTTTTTCATAATTAAAATAATAATTAATTCTGAAAGAATAGCTCAAAAAGTGAGTAAATGAAAATTTATAAATGATTTATAGAAAAATAATACTTTTTTAATTTATAGGAAAATAATTCTTTTTCTGCTTTATTATGTTCATTTATTATTTATTCATAATTTAAAATCCAGAGTTTTTCCCTCATTTTTAATATCTTAATGTTTTAAAAATAAATTTTTTATAGAAAATAGCTCAAATATATTTTTTAGCCTATTTTATCCAAGAATTTGAGTATAGAGCAATTTTTTACAATTTTTTATGTTTTTTTACTTTTTGAACAGATCGAAATGTAAAAACTATTTTTTGAAATGAGATTTTAAAAAAAGTTGTTGACAAAATAATTTCTAAAAAAGTTTCTATCAACTTTTTTTAAAATATGTTTTATAAAAAAGTTTTTAGAACTAAATTGAAATAAAAAAGTAAAATTTATTTAATAAAATTGTCTTGAAGAAATGACTCTTGTTTTGAGTCTTTAAACTTAATTTTACCATTATTTTTACTACATAAAAAGCTGATAATAGCTAAATTATACCCCATTTTTTGGATTTATAAATATTTATAAATATTTAGTAAAAAAACGACCAAGTCAAAAAATAAAAAATTGATTACGAATTTTTAGTAATTTTGAAAACCATAATTATTTTAAATCCAAAACATGATATTATCAAAAAATTTATTGGATTCACCGGGAATCGAACCGACAACAGCGAGATGAATGAAAATAGAAAACAAAATAGAAAATAGAATAGAAAATAGATAGATTCTATATAAAAAAGTAACTACAAAGAAAATAATATCTTGAAATATACTTCTTGAAATAACAAATTTTATTAAAAAGAAAATAAACTTTTACATAAAACAATATAGCAAATAGAATAAATTAGATAGCATTCTGTAGGATAATAGAAAATAAGCAAGATTTGAAAATAGAAAATGGTATTTGTATTAAAAATAGAAAGAAAGCTAGATTTGAAAATAGAAAATGGTAATTTTATTAAAAATAGTTGCAAAGATAAATTATTTTGTAATAATTTCAGTTTATTCCATTTTTTAAATGATTTGTGATATTAAATGATTTATGATAAATTGTTATAATTATTAATGTAAAGTAGAATAATAACAAAAGGTTAGAAAAGATTATTTGTTGGAAAATAAAACATAAAAACATTATATTTATAAATCATTTATAAAATTAATTATTTTGAATAGATCACAAAGTGAGTAAATGATTTATAAATAATATTTTGTTTAATTATTTTCAATATTGTCGAGACAAATAAAGTGTAAATATTTATAAATATTTATAAATATTTATAAATTATATTTATCATTTATTCTTAAGAAATAAATTAAAATATCATTTAATCTAAATAAATCATTTATAGTTATAAATTATAAATATTATTTTATTTAATTATTAAAGATAAATTATTTTATCGAAAAATATTCAAGATTTTCATAATTTTTGAACAAATTAAATGATTTAAAGAAATTAAATGATTTAAAGAAATTAAATGATTTAAAGAAATTAAATGATTTAAAGAAATTAAATGATTTATAAAAATTAATTATTTAGTCTGAGAAATTTTGTGTAGAAATATTGATTAGGATTTTATTCAAGTTTTAAATAAAGTTTATTCTTTTTTAATGTCACCATAAAATAATATGTAATTACAATTGAATTTATGTAAACCATTTGAAAGTGGTCCAGTAAGTTTGAATCTATAGGATAAGAAATATTCTGAATTTTTTATTTTCCAAGTGTTTTCTTCATTTCCTGGATTTAAATCGTAATTATTTTCTATATTTGATAAATTGACCCAAGATTCATCATCTGAAGAATCATTTGATCCTTGAAGAACCCAATTCTCGAAATAGTTTTCGCTTTGATCTAAAATATAAGCTGATACTAATGCTTCCTTCTTAAAATCAAATATAACCCAATGACCTTTTTCATCACTTTCATCTGATTCTATTGAAATTGAATTTTTTGGATCTAATATTTCATGTGACATTATTCCTTCCACAAATGAAGCCAAGATACGATCAATATAATTATTTAAATATCTTGGTGATTTTATATAATTTGGTATTGATATATTATAAAATAATAATTCTTCATCTATATAATTCATCATAAATGATGAACATTTAAAATATCCTGTTCTTAAATATATCATAATACAATCAAAAACAGATGGATCTCTATCAAAAAAGAATTGATTTTCTTTATAATTTGCTTCAATTTTCCATCTTCCTGAAAACATTGAATCAAAAATAGATCCCTTAGATCTTTCATTTGTTAATACACCAATTGTTGTAATAAATTTTTCACCACCAATATTTAATATAATTTGAGTTGTTTCTTTAAATTTACTTAATGTTTTTTCATTAATTTTCCAATTTCTTTTCTCATCTTCAAATATTAATTTTTCCCTTTCAAATCTTTGAATTTCTTCTAATAATGTTTCAATTGCACCAGAAACTCCAGTTTTTTGAGATTTATTATTATTGCTATTTTCTACATTTTCAATATTTTTAACTTCTTCCATTTTATGTTTTTCAGCTTTATTATGAAAAATTTCTATATTTTCTTTTGATTCCATTGATTCCATTAATTAATATTTTATAAAATATAAATGAAGAAAAATTAATTTTTTTTATTTTTTTGATTTCATAAACCAATTTATAAAATTTGGTAAATAAATTTCTTGTTCATAATGAATATTTAAATTTTCAAATTCAAATATTGATTGAAAATTAAAATTTGCATTATTTTTGAATAAAATTTGCCAATATGAAATATAATTAATTTCTTCATTTAAATCAAATGGATTTTCATAAAATGATAATCTATAACAGAAAAAATAATATAAAACTAAAATTTCATTTAATCTATTATTTTTATGATTTATATAATCCATTTTTAAGAAATTAAATCCATATTCGAATAAAAAATTAAATATGTCTATATTCAATTTATATTCTTCAATTAAAATTTCATTTTCTTCCATTTTTTCATTTAAATTTTCTTTTTCATTTAAATTCTCATTTTCATTTTTCTCTTCTTCCTTTTTTTTATTTAAAACTTTATTTTCATTTAAATTTGAATCTTTGTCGATATATTTAGAAATATCATTTATTTCATCATAAGAATCACTTATATTTTCACTTTCATTAGATGAAGTTATATAATTCCAATCATCTTCATATTTTCTAGTTGAAGTATAAAATGGAATTTCATTGAATACATTATTTGATAGAGGAATAATTTTTAAAGAATTAAAACTAAATTTCAATGGAATTAATAATCTTATTAAACCAAAATATTTATCAATTGATTCTCCAATATAATTTTTTAAATGATATATAATAATTTTTATACATTTTGTTGATAAATTTGAACAATTATAATTAAAAAAATAAAACCAATCAGATTCTGTAATAAAATTTTTTAAACAATTGTCAAGAATATTGTATAAGATATCTTGATGAATTATCAAATATTCGCAAGCTTTTAATATATTTAATAAATGAAAATTTTCAAATTCTATTGATTTTCCATTTATCAATGATCTTAAAATAATAAAGGATTTTTCATCTATCATATTATTAGAAATAGTAATTTTCTTAGAAATGGATTCTTTATAACTTCCACCCATTGATACTTTAATGTATTCACTATATTTTTTCCATAATTCATAATTTTCTTCAAATGATTGATTATTGTATATTAATATTAAGTTTAATTCTTTCTTATCATTTATATTTTTAATTAAATTATCAATATAAATGGATGTATTTATATGATTTTTTACTGTTAATCCAAAATTAATATTTCTCAATTGAGAATATTCTAATTGCGAATTGAAATTATAAGAATATTTATCTCTTTTAATAATTTCATAATTAGAAACTTTATTTTTACATATAAAATAAATATTATCTCTATTTATTTTTTCATTTTTATTTAATTTATATCCTAAAATCATTTCATATGTATTATCTAAATATCTCCATCTTAATGATTTTTGTAATTCATTATAATAAAATATATGACTTTCTAATTTTGTAAAAACTTCAATTTTTTCGAAATCAATTAATTTTATCTGAATAACAGAATTTTGTGAATCATCCCAAAAATTAGGTACTGACATTGTAAGCTATCTCGGAGAGATTATTTCAGTTGTTTCCTCAAAAAAATTTGTCATTTCGATATTTTGTTTTTATTTAATAAAAAATATTTTTTGATTAAGAAAAAATGTAAATAAAATAAATTTATTTTATTTTATAATTTTTAATTTTGATAAATTTTTATACAAAGTAAATAAATAATTTTGAGTTGAATCTGAAAATATTTTATCGAATGGAAAATTTTGGAAATTCTCCATTATTATTTCTAAATGATTTATTACAAAATCTAGTAATTTTGGTCTTAATTTATTGATTGCATATAAATCAATATAATGGATAAATTCTATTTTCTTTGATTTCAATATTATTAATGGTTTTATTTCTAATATTTTTCGATTTGAAAAGAATATAGTTTTATTATTTATATTAAATTTTAGTTTTGGGGGAAGGGGGTCATAAAATAAATTTTGATTTAATGAATTGATTATTGACAAATAATATTTTGCAAATTCTTCATTATTTTTTATATCCATTCCAAAAAATTGAATTTCTTCAATAAAATTATTATTTAAATTTTTATATTTTCCATTAATTGAAATAATTATATCTGATCTTGAAATCATATCTTTATCAGTATCATATATATTTTTTTGATCAATAAAGCAATAATAATCCATAAATCTCTGATTTCCAGTAAAATCAAATTCAAAAATTTCATCACTTATTTCTGATTTTATAAAAACTCTTTCATAATTATGAATATTTAATATTTGATTTATATCTTTATAAATAATTTTTTGAGTATATATATCATAATCGAATGGTATCCATCTTTCTTCTTTATCATTAATTATTATTTTATCTTGAAAGCAATGTATTGATAAAGAAGAATTAATTTCATATTTGAATCCTTTTTTGCAATAATATGAAAATTTATATTTTTGATATGATGGCCAATTACTATAATTCAAAAATTCCAATATTCTTGAAAATCTAGATTCTTTTTTAATTTCAAATAAATTTTCATCTATAATAACATTTTTCCATATTTCATTAATAAAATATCCATTTTCAATAAGAATCAATTCATAAAATTCTTTACATAAAGATGAAAATTTTAATAATTCAACTTTATTCAAATATTTTATTATATGAAAAATAATATCTCTCACTAAAATTATCATTAGAATTCAAATAAAAAAAATAGTTTATCCGAAATAGATTTTGGGGAAATTATTAAATGAAAATTTTTTATATTTAAATATTTGAAATAAAATTTATTTATATTTTTATTAATAAATTAATAAATTAAATGATTTATTTAAATTATGAAAATAAATGATTTATAATTTAATATTTGGAAAATTTTCTTTAATAATATTTGAATCAAATCCATAATCATTTAAATCTGTTTTAAATGATCTATTAATTTTATGAACAATTACATTTACTATAATTGGTATGAAACTTTTTGATGGATAAGTATTTCTATTTTCGAATTTATCTGGAGAAAAAGAATGAATAAAAGTTTCTTCATCATTAATTATTAATCTACAATAAAATGATTTTTTTGTTTCTGGCATAGAAAAATAAGCTAATGTATCAATAAAAATTTTTTTAAAATAATTTGCAAAATCTTTATCATCAAATTTGAATTTGAATATCAAGCATTTAAATCCATCCATAGAAAAATAATCATTTTTATATTTTAATAATATATTATCAATATTATCTATTTCTTTTGTGTCATCATTTTCATTTATAAATGCAACTGTCATAGAAGTTGGCAAATTCCAAAAATATTTTCCAGTATGACTTGATTTAAAAAAATATATTTCATTATCAATATTTGATATAATAGAATGAATTTTTTTATCATCTATTTCTATTTTTGAGACACAATCTTCTATTATAATTGATTCATTACTATCATCATCTATCTTCATTATAAGCATCTTATTTAATTGATAGAATTGATGTTTATAAAAACGATATAATTTGCATTTTTGATATGGTGGCCATGATTTAAAATTTAATCTTTCAAGCTGTTTTGATAATTTCTTTTTAAAATTATCGAAATCAATATCGGATATAGAAATACATTTTTTCCAAATTTGTTCATTACGATTATCAATTTCATTCATTAAAATTTGATAATAAAATTTTGAACATAAACATAAATTCAATAATTCATTTAGATTTGAATATTTTACGATACAAAATATAATATCTTTAGTGAATTCAGACATTTTCTCAAATAAATTGAAAATAAATAAAATTATTAAATCATTTATTATATATTTTTTCTCTTTTTCTCTTTTTATTTTTAAAAAAATCTGTTTGAAATAATAAATCAATTTCTTCTTTTAAATCATATATATTATCAATTATTACTGATGAAAATATTTTTTCTATTGGAAATTTTGGAAAATATTTTATAATTGAATTAAATGATTTATCTCGTTTTAAATCTTCCAATTGTCTAAATTCATTTCTTTTATAAGTTTTAGATAATTGTGTAATATTTTGAATATTCGCTTCCAATATTTTTGGTTTAAAGTTATTATAAGATTTATTACTTACATAAAATTCTTCATTATTAATAAATAATTTGCAAATCAATAATTCGCGATTTGAACTTGCTGAAGCAATATATAAAAGATTCGAAAAATCTAATAATATTTGTTCTTTTTTATAATTTTCACCATTAAATGAAAATGTTATACATTTAAATCCATCTTTTGAATATAATCCATTTTTTGTTTTAAATAATATGTTATTTGATTCCTTATTAACTAATTTAAAATTTTCATTATAATTTAATAATAATATTTTTTGAGACCAATATCTTGACCAAAAATATTTATTATCATTAGTTCTAAAAACTTGAACTAAATCAGAATTATTCTTATAATTTGGATTATCAAACATAAATAATAAATATTTATGAGCTTCTTCTTCATTTTCAATTATATATGATTGATGTTTATCCAAATATAATATTTCTTCATTATTCTCTTTATTAGATTTAATATAATATATTTCTGAAAATAATTGATCATAATTCATGGAAATAGCCAATTTCCATTGTTGATATGATGACCATTGTTTAAAATTTAATTTTTTTAGATCTTCTTTGCATAATGAATTTAATTTTTCCATATAAGATGCATATTCAATAAAATTTTTATTCCAAATTTCGCTATTTCTTATATCATTCCCATTAATAATAATATTATAATAAAATTTACAACATAAAGATAAGTTTAATAATTCTTCTATTTTTAAAAAATTTGCAATTATTAAAATAATATCTTTTGTGAATTGAGACATAAACTAATAATTATGTTTTCTAATAATTTTTTTATTCAATATTTTTTCTTTTTTTATTTTTTATGAAATCATTTGATAATAATAAATTTAATTCTTTTAAATATTGTGGTAAATTATTTAATAATTCTTCAGAAATTATTTTTTCCCATTTAAAATTTGTAGAATTATTTTTAATAATATTATATTGATCGCAATTTAATAAATATTCTAGACTATTTAATTTAAATTTAATTTGTTGTATATTATATAAATTAAAAATTTGTATTCTATATAATTCTGGTTTATAACTTCCTAAATCCTTATTTATGAAATAATTTGATTTTCCAATTTTAATATAAAAATTAATTAATGATAATGTTTTCTTCAAAATTAAATGAAGAATATTTATTATTTCTTTCGTGTTTTCACTTCCATCTTCAACAAATATAAAATATTTATATTTATATTTTAATAAATTATCATAAATGGAATTTTGATAATAGATTGCAACTTTAGATTTATCAGTAATTTTTTTATCTGTTGATATACTAGATAATAAATATATCTTTTTATCAATTGAAATATCAGAAATTTTGAAATAATTATTTCCGGTAGATGATTTATATAATATATTTTTAATATCTTCAATATTTTTTGAAAGTTCTAATCCAAATGAATTTTTAATTAAATATTCATCTATTTTATCAAAACTTTCAATTAAATAAAAATCTTTATCGGAATGAAGATTTAATAATTTTTCTTTTCCATCAACAATATTTTTATAATATATTTGTTTGTTTTCATCTTCTTTTACAATATTTGTACTTTTAGCAAAATTTGAATTCATATTACTAATATTTACAATAGTATTTGTATTTTTTATAGGTAAAATTGGCGCAGTTACTCTACGATTAAGAGCTAATTGTTGTACTATCGAAATTCTTGGTCGTATTATATTATGAGAGCTATCAAATAAAACATTTGGGTTATTATTGTTATTGTTATTATTATTCTTTGATGATAAATGAGAATATATAGATAATAATTTATATTTTTGATACGGATTCCAATTTTTTATTTGCTTCAAAATTGGATCTGCTTCAAAGATTTTTTCAACAAAAGTATATGACAAAGAACTATTGATAAAGCATTGATTATTTGGAAACATTTTTTTCTTCCATAAATTATCAAGTATTGAATCATTATTTGATACAAAAGTAAAATAGAATAATTTACAACATTTTAATAAATTAATTAAAGATAATAAATTTAATTTATCAGCAATTACAATTAAGATATCACGAGGTAGATTATTCATCAAATTTATTGAAAAAAAGAAAATTTATTTTTAAATGATTTAAAATTTATTTTTAAATGATTTATTTTAAAAAGTATAATTTATTTTAAAAAGTATAATTTAAATAATTATTGTTTTAATTTTTTATTTTTAAAGAAATCAGTTTTTGTTATAAATTCCAATCTTTCTTTGTAGATATTTAAATCATTTATGATTTTTGTTGAAAATAAATCATTAGATAATAATTCTCCAAATTGAAAATTCGGAAAATTTTTTCTTATTATTTGATATGTTTCGCACTGAAAAAATTCGCTTATATTATTTATTGGTATTGAAAATTTTCTAATAGATATTAATTTTTGATGTGATTGAATTTTAATTATTTTTGGTTCAAATGTTCCAAATTCATTATTTATATAAAATTCTTCATTATTAATTAATATTCTCAATGTTACATTATTTCCCTTCAAAATAATATTGAAAAATTTTAGTAAAATATCTTTTGAATATTTAATCCTAGAATAATTTGATTCATAATTATTAATTATAAATGTAAAACATTTGGAATTTAACTCAATATTATATAAAGTATTATTGATATTTACGATACTTTTTCTATCTAACTGAACATCATTTTTAGGATCAACAATATAAATATATTTGATACTATCAACTTTACCAAATGATATATAATCACCACAAGTTTGACTTTTGAATATTGAATCTGGTATATTTTGACTTTGTATATTATATACTGGATTAAATATTTCATCATTTTTAAATTTTAAATTTTTTGATAATATATTGGAATAAAGCAAATTTGGCGATTCTATATTGTAAGTTTTTTCAAACTTATTGTTTAAAGGAATCAATTTTTCTTTTTTATCAATTATTTTTTTATAATATGGTTCATATTTTGTAATACTTTTAATAGATTTAAAATAACAATATAAAAAAGCTAATTTATATTTTTGATATGGAACCCAATTTTCAAATTCAATTAATTGTAAAATTTCTAAATGATCTTTTAAAAATTGATCATAAAAGATATTTGTAAAAATTATTTTAAAACTCCAATCATTTGTGAAACATATTTTCATCCATAAAATATTTAAACATTTACTATTTCCTTTAATTAAAATCTTATAATATAATTTACAACATTGAGATAATCTTCCAACAGTTTGTAAATTAGAATTTTTAGCAATAAATAAAATTATAGTCTCATTAAAAATCGACATAATAATATTGTACAAAAAAATATTTATTAAATCATTTACAATTATTTATTAAATCATTTACAATTATTTATTAAATCATTTAAAATAATAATATTTATTTAGGTTTTTTTAAATCAATTATTATTTAAAATATTATTAATTTCATTTTTTGATAATTTTTCTAATTTATTCCATTCGATATTTGATATTCTTTTTTTTATTTTAATTAAAAAATATTTTTTTTTTTTTTTAAATTTTTTTTATTATTTTTTT